CATTAATGATCTGGCCGATTGGGGCGCGGATAGTGTGCGCTGTAACATAGGAGGTGGCTCTATTTGCTCAACAAGAATACAGACAGGTCACGGTATACCTGGATTACAGACCATTATGGATTGTGCAAAAACAGACAGAAATATTAAAATTATTGCCGATGGGGGCATTCGTAACTCTGGCGACATTGTGAAAGCATTGGCTGCGGGGGCTGATGCCGTGATGTGCGGCTCCCTCTTTGCTGGCACGGACGAGACACCAGGAAAGATTTTTCAAGATTTGGATGGAACAAGCTGGAAGTCATATCGTGGTATGGCCAGCAAAGAAGCCCAAGTAGAATGGCGCGGTCGTTATAATTCTTTCGAGGGTGTTGCAACTCGCGTTCCTTATCGCGGGCCCATGCGACACATTTTAAATGATCTTGAGGGGGGTGTACGTTCGGGGTTCTCCTACTCTGGCGCCCGCAACCTAGTAGAATTACAGAGCAAAGCAAAGCTTGTTCGGCAAACGGCATCGGGCCTTTCTGAAGGTCACACACATATTTCCACGAGGAAGTGGTAGTGTCTTCTGAAATAGATTATAAGAATCTTGATAAGAAAATTGTATTTAGCGACAATATGCACCGGCATGCCAAACTTATAATAAAATTAAAAACAGACGGACTATCTCAGTCAAAGTTTTTTCGTCACCTCGTTACCGGCTACCTTGAGGGCGACGAGAGGATCACCAGCTACATAGATGATTATAAACCACAGTCGCAGGAAAAAAAGAAGAAGTCCGAAAAGCTGCGAAAATCCGGCACCCAAAAATTACGAGATTTTGCTTTATCTGAGGGGGAAGTTGAAAACATATTTGATATATTAGAACAGGAGTTTCCAGAGTTATGAATAAAGATGGTTTGTTGCCTTGTTCCCGAGCATGCATAAAAGAGAGAAGATGTTGTGACGAGGTTGAGTGCAGAAATTGGATTGATTATGAAACAGAGCAAAATTGTTGTTTAATATCTACTTATGAAAACGGACCAATGACGTTGCGAGAGGTTGCCGAGAGGCTGGGAATATCTTTCGCGAGAGTAAAACAAATAGAAACTCAGGCGTTAAAAAAGCTGAGAAAGCGTTGTAACATTGATGATTTGCTTTTTTAGGGTGTTTATCGTTTATCATTACTATTTATGATTGAGTTTAAAAAACTTTTAAGGAGATTTAAGATGGCTCATAAGAAACTATTAACAGAAGCAGAAATTAGACGCTTTATGAAGTTGGCTACTATTGGGCCCGCTGGCAACGACAAGATTCAGGAATTGGGATTTAGCGCCGGCGCCGGTGCGCGGGACGTCGACGAAGAAGAATTAGAGATGGACCTCGAAGAGCCCGTTGGTGGCGAAGAAGAGGTGCCCTTGGACGTTGAAGAGGAGCCCGTTGGTGGCGAAGAAGACCTTGGCGGCATGGAAATGGGCGAAAGAGAAGAACTATTGGCCCAGGTTGTAGATGCTGTTGCCGGCGTGCTTGGCGTCGAGGCTGACGTTGAGGGTGTCGAGGGCGAAGAGGAAGAACTCGGAGAGCCCGAAGAAATGGAAATGGATATGGGAATGGAACCAGCAGTGGGAGCCGAAGAAGGAGGTGAAGAATTACCGGCAGAAGAGGTCCCGATGGAAGGAACACTCGGCAAGATGGCGGGAGCCATCGGCGGTGCCCTATCACCAATCCCTGGAGGCGCCATCGTCGGCTCTGCACTCGGTGATAAACTAACTGGAAACCGCGACGAGGAAGACGAGGAAGAGGAAGACGAAGAGGCGGCCAATCGCGACTATCAAGAGGCTATCGTCAATGAAGTTGCGAAGCGTGTTGCGGCCCGACTTGTAAAAGAAAACCGCAGAGAAAAGATGGCGGAACAATTGACTGAAAGAATCTTCGCAAGATTAACGAAGAAATAGTACTTGACAAATAGTTTCTAGGGTGTTATATTAACCACTGAGGACAGAAATGTTCTCGGTGGTTTTTTTTGGAGGGAACCAAATGGAGTATTTTCTTTATTTCCTAGTTTTTATTCTGGGATACACGACGTGCAAGTTATTTTATTTTATGACAGGAACGAGAAAGAGCATTCAAGTTGTTCGGCTATCTCAGCTTGTAGGACTAAGCATTATTGCTCGCTCCCTTGAAAATTTCAGTTATTCAAAATATTATGCTATGCGCGTGCTGGAGGAAAACGGCGAGAGCGATCACAATGTAAATGCTTTCAAATATTTACATAATGAAGAAATGGATAGATATAAAAGAAGATCCATTGAAGAAATGATCAACGTTCACGGCAACATCTTTGATCGACTTGTAGATTTTGATGATTGGAGTTCGGCCATGAAGTACCTCGAAACCAACAAAAAGGAGTTTACTGATATTATGCACGGGAGCAAGGATGATTAAAAAAATTGGGAAGACCATTTTGGAGGTTATAACGGGAACCAACAGCGATAAAAAGATTGTAGTTCTCGATCCCACCGCTTTAGGCGGGAGCAAGCCTCCCCCCGAGCCCGATTTGAGAACGGTAGGTATTTTTGGTGACGTAGACGAAGAAAAGGTCACAGAGACCGCCCACTCGTTTTTATATATGAACGAGATGAACAAACTTACCGAAAAGGAAGAAGACCGCAGACCTATCGAATTTTATATTTCAACTTACGGCGGGAACGCTGATGATATGTTCGCTTTATATGATATTATGCGACAGATCAGAGAAGAAACAGAAATACACACAATCGGTATGGGGAAGGTCATGTCAGCCGGCGTCCTGCTTCTCGCAGGGGGAACAAAAGGCAAGCGCAAGATTGGGAAGAACTGCCGCGTAATGATTCATTCTGTTATCGCTGGCAACCACGGAAATATTCATAACCTTGTTAATGAAATGGAAGCGATCCAAGCACTACAAGAAATGTATGTTAATTCGTTGGTAGAAGAAACAAATATGACAGAAACTAGAATGAAAAAAATGTTAGAACGCAAGGTGAATGTCTATTTATCAGCAGAAGAAGCAGTTGAGTTAGGAATTGCCGACGAAATCATTTGAGGTTTATGAATGTCTGATTTACAAAACATATTAAAAGAAGAGTATATAAAACAAGTAAATGAGCTTGATTTAAAGATGCTCTTGGAAATGGTCGAAGAGGTATATGATTTTTCGGGCGCCCCCGTTGAGGAAGAAGTTGCCCCCCCAACAGTCGTTCCCACGGATGACAAAGCGGCGCTGGAAATGATTTTAAAAATGATTCCAGAGATTGAAGTATCTGAGATTGGCTGGTCAGACGTTCGCACTCCGGAAAACGAAAAGGAAGTTAAAGGGCCCCAGCGTCAGTTGTTGGAAGGCTACCTTAAAAACATTAAGGGCGCTGATTTTGCCGAGAGGGTCGCTAGCGTTTCTAAATTTTATTCAGATGGCACAGGAATGATTGAAACACAAGCTGGTCAAGTGCGCACGCAACGTATTGTTCAGGCTATTTCTTATTTAGTATTTTATAAGACGCTTACAAAAGTTATCACTAATTTTAATGCCTCTTCTGCCGGTTTCAGTTTTGAGTCTTTTCTTGCTGCCCTTGTCAACGGATATCAAATAAAAGCAAACTCCGGCACAATTGCGGACTATATTGATCGCGCTAGTGGTCAAGAGATTCCCGTAAGTTTGAAGCTATACAGAGAAGGATCTCTAGAAGTGGGAGGCAGTTACACTGATTTGGTGAATGATTTGGCTGAACCTAAATATCCTGGCTCCATTGGCGGTGGTATGAGATATGTGGTATGCACAAAAACATTAAGTGGCACAGACTTAGATCAAGAAGGCCAAATAGATTTTTATCAGTTTGATTTTAACCTTGATAATGTTTTTGATATTTTGGTTAACTCTAAAGAAAAATCACAAAAATGTATAATGCTCCCACAAGGAGTTGTGGGTGCTTTGTCGGCAGGACAGCAATCTAATATTGATATTAGTGATCGTTTGCCGTCTGCGACCAAATTATCTTCACCCGAACAATTAGAAAAAGATTTTATTGTGGCATTAAAGGATCTCGTCATTCAAAATAATATTCCTATTGATGATGACAATTTTAATCAACTAACTCAGGCACTCAATTGGGCCAAAAATGATAAACTATTTAAGGATGCAGATCCCGCACGATTTGGGGGCGTTCCACAGGGGGTTGTACGCGGTATATCTAAAACGCAACCGGAAGTTAGAGAACAACTCGTGAATAAACTTTTTCCTCAAATGCCATGGCGCGCAGCGGGGAGAGGAGGCCGAGAGAAATTGATCACCATCATCGGCGCCGCCAATGCGAAAGTCGTGAATAGCCAAAGTGCTACCAAAAAAGCAGACGAGAGAACACAAGAGATTTCTCGTATGGTTAAAGAAGGGGAATTCTTGTCCCCCGAGGAATCGGCCCGGCAATATAAGATGCTCGGAAGAGAACAGAAGAAAATAGCGCTTAGAAACAGTTGGGGATATTTAACCACGGGCCACTTTTCCTTAAATCAAACACAGGCAACAAATTCGGGGGAGCCCACTAATACGATTGAGATTGGTTCCATTATGGTTGGCCGCAGAATGGTGGCTATTGCGGTTGAGGGCATTCGAGATATTCTCAATGAAGAAGTGGCCGAAATCTTCCAGTCGCTTAAGATTCTATCCGATAGTTTGAATCAATTTTTTGCTGGCGGGTTGGAAAACGATGGCTTGGCTAATACTGCTACTCAAAATGCAAACAATATTAGTTCCAAAGAGATCTTAAAAACCGATAAATAGCTTGACAACATAACCAGAAGCGGTTATAATAGTATATACAAGAGGTGTTATTTGAGTAGAGCTTATGATGACAATCAAACCCTTCAACAGAAAATAATGAAGGGTGCTAATATTTTAGCAGACAATGTGGCATCCACATTAGGACCAAAAGGAAGAAATGTTCTTTTACAAGAAGCAGAAAAGGATCCATTTATCACAAAGGACGGCGTAACAGTCGCACACTTTGTGGCGTTGGAGGATCCTTTTGAAAATGCTGCCGCCAGAGTTATTAGGCAAGCAGCCATCCAGACAAACAGCGATGCAGGCGACGGGACCACTACTTCGACCGTATTAGCTCGCGCCATACTCAGAGAGGCGCAGCGGTACGTTGTGTCGGGTGTTTCGCCCATTGAATTGCAGCGTGGGATTATGTTGGCGGTCAAGGAGATCACCAACAAGCTAACGGAAATGTCTACTTCGATTACAAGCATTGAAGACATAGCGCATATCGCCAGCATTTCTGCCAATAATGATAGTTCAATTGGTCAGCTAATAGCGTTGGCCGTAGATAAGGTAGGACAAGATGGATCAATCACAATCGAAGAATCCAGATCGGTCGAAACTTCTTTGGATGTTACAGAGGGTTTTCGGTTTGATGCTGGTTATTGCGCGGGAGCGTTCATTACAGATGATCGGCGTGGCGTTATGCATCACGACGATCCATTATTGCTCGTAACAGATTATAAGATTTCAACTATAGACCAGATTTTGCCTCTTCTTGAAATGATCGCGAGAGAAGGCAGGGCACTAATTGTTGTTGCAGAAGATATTGAAGGTCAAGCATTGGCTGCGATGATCATGAACGCGATGCGTGGAACAATGAAGGTTGCCGGTATAAAAGCGCCCTTTTATGGAGAAGAGAGACGTAACACTCTTGATGATCTTGCCACTTCAACTGGAGCCAATTTTATTACTCGCGAGAGCGGAACAAAGCTACAAGATGTAAAAATGTCAGATTTAGGAACGGCAAAATTTATTGAGAGTGCTAAATATAACACAACTATTGTTGGCGGGAACTGTGATTTTGAAGAAGTTGAGAAAAGGATTGAAGCATTAAAAAACCTTATACAACAGACCGATTCAATTCAAGAGTGCGAAAGAATCCAAAACAGGATTGTGCGCCTTGCGTCCGGTGTTGCCGTTATTCGCGTTGGTGGAGCAACAGAGGTTGAGATGACAGAAAAGAAACACAGAATTGAAGATGCAGTAGAGGCAGTTCGTTCCGCACAAGAAGAAGGTATTGTTTCTGGTGGGGGCATCGCGCTGTTAC